ACTCATTCTAGCTTGCAAGCTCAAGATTGTCAAGTTTTCAATGTGCGGTGCGAATGCCTCATCGATTCGCTACGCTCATCCTAGCAACGCAAGCGTGAATTGTCAAGCTGATGCTAGCAAGCAGCAGGCAGTAGGACAACGCGCGCACGTGAGTATAACACATTGCTGCTGAGTTGTCAAACCCTCGGTAAGCACATGTGGAGCGTTGAGCGTCGCGTCGCGGGCACGTGTTTGTTAAAACTCTCTGGCAACACAGAAAGTCACTCCACGAGAGTGCCAGAACAGACCGCGCGCGCGTGCAGGCGCGCGTAGGACAACGCGTGCGCGCGCGAGAGTTGCACCGAGTTGGGTGGGTTTTCCCCTATCAGGAAAATAAAAAACCCAGCAAAAAGCAAATGGGGGGAGAGTGCGGGTGAAGTATTTGTCCACCCCACCCCCACAATTTTTTCACAACCCACACCCTGCGCTATGACGGGTTCGACGGAGTTGCGCCGATAGAGCAAAAATTAGGACCCGAGAGGCCCCAAGTCTATGTTTTCCTTTATACTTCGGAAAAAGTCTCCATCCCCGTATTAAACACGACTTCACTCCACTGAAAAACACTGGACTAAGCTATGACTAGACACTTAGCCAAGAGCGCGGTAGGTAATGTACCCGCAGACTTTAAAAGTGAGTCTGGTCTCTCTGGCTCTGTGGTTGTCCCTGAGAATGCTAACTATGTTCTAGTTGAAGTCCCGGCTTCTGCTTCTGCTGATGCCCTCATTCGCTTTGACATGACTGAGCCTACTGAAGGGGATGACACCACAGGCTTCCGTTTCCAAGCTGGGAATGAGGGCAGGCATCTCTATTTGTTCTCGGGAGTTACTGAACTAAAGTACGCTACCGCGACTGCAACTAATGATACGGCGGTCCTCTGCCAGTTCTACTATGTAAACCAGAATCGCATTTCTCCATAAATGGGCAACTTAATTGGTATATCTGCTGGCATTGCCACACTTATTGGTTCTCTGGTGGGAGGTTTCTACAAGCTAAAACATGAACAGAATGAGCTAGCTTCACAGGTCAATGCACGCATTACCAAGGTTGAAACTGACCTGGAGTGGGTCGCGGAGCAGACCAAACACCAGCAAGAATTCTTTACTCATGCTTACTATGGCAAGCGCAGTACAGACGAGCAAACAACAAAACAGAGACTAAGAGAAGACGATGAGCAGGATTGAAGTACAGCGCGCGCTCCTTAGGAACCGCGAACTGGATAAGATACTTAGCATTATGAAAGCGTCTAATCTCTCAGTTTCCGACATTGAGGGGCGCATTCAGGAAAAGAATGAGTCCCCCAGTCAGTTGGATAGCTTTGTGAAGAAGCGCCAAGAGAGAAACTGGACGCGCAACATGCGTAAAAATGCTAGGAAAGGGCGCGAAGTTAAAGCACGGAAGAAAGAGGAGAGACATGCCCAAGCCCAAAACTCGACTAAAGGGGAAACCAAAACAGAAGAACTGGACAGGGAAGAACGCGAGTACTCTCACCGACGAACGCAAGAAAGTACTGAGAGGGGAGCCTCAAAACAAGTCCCTAACCAAGGGGAGAATGAAGGGCAAAAGTTTGATGTAACTGATAGCAAGGAGGCATAGCTATGGGCGGTGGCGGAGACGATGACAACGACAGGGCAGAACAGCGCTCTAGGCAAAAGGAAATCTCTCAGCAACAGCTAGAGTTAGAAAGGAAGCGACTAGACCTAGAGCGTAAATCTGCGCGCCGTCAGAATAGACAGATTAACTTACTCAAAGAGCAGCAGGAGAAGAAAACTGAACAGTTCACCAACCAACTGTCCTTGCTCCGAGAGCAACAGCAAGCTTCCCAACAGGCTCTAGAGAAGTTTGCAGGTTCTATGTCTGACCAGCAAGCACAGCAAGAGAGCATTCTGGAGCGTGTTACCGAGAACCGGGAGCAACAACTTGAATTTATGGAAGAGCAGCGAAAACAAGCTGAACAGGAAGCCGAGGCTGCTGCCCAGCAAAGGCAAGAGCAAAAAGTCCAACAGTCTAAGAACCGCTCTCTCCTAGTACAGGAACAGCAAAGCCGGCAACAGCAAGCTCAAACCCAACGCAGTAACCGCTCCGTTTCTCTCAATCCCAATGCCCGCCGTGGGCTTTTATCCAGCAACAAACCGAGGTAACTAAATGACCATTTTTAATAGTCTAAAAGAAGTACGCGAACACCAATTCCAGGAACACCGATACGCTCCAGTACATGAGTTTTTCGGCTACATTCCTTCTACTAAACTAGATGGAAGCTCCGATGTTTCTATTGACATGTATAGAGAAGGACGCGACGGCGAGCAAGAAGAGCGCCCTGATGCTCTCTACATTCGAGGTGGCGGTGTTGCTTTTCTCCAACTAGACGCTGCTATTCTGGATTCAGGTGCAACAGATAGTGACAAGCTCCGCTACACTTTGCATAATCGACTTTTTGAAGTGGTTTATGATGGTGCAAACTCAGGGCTTACGGTTAGTACTGTAAGTAGTGCAGAAACAGAAAATACTACTGGTACTTCTGTTGACTCTGTGGATTTAGTAGCTCAGGACACTAATGGGCTGATTGCCCAAGCTGTCATTGATGATGATGGGGTGAACACCAGCGGAAACATTTTCATTAATGCTAAGGCTACACTGCTGGCTTATGCAGATGATTACCCCTACCTTAAATACGGGAAATACCAAGTGAAGTAACGCTTTAACTCTGGCCCTGTATTAAGGGCCAGCCTCCAACTATGGCTAAGAGAATAGCAGACTCATACCAGACTAGAACCCGAACCTCGCAAGACAGTGGTAAGGGTACTATAAAACAAGAGACTAAAATTAAGGCGCTATTCGACTTCTGGGCTTTCGTGGATATGATTGGCTTCCACGGAGGCTCCAAAAATTTCGGTGAGTGCCATGATGAGCTAGTCAAGTGGGCATTTGCGCGTGAGCGCAAACGCAGACAACTAATCATGATGCCGCGCGGTCATTTAAAGTCTACCCTTATGAGCGTCGCGAGAACTCTCTGGAGAATCTACCAGAACCCCAACATTCGTATCTTTGTAGGAACCGAGTCTCACAGACTTTCTACCTCCTTCATACGCGAAGTAAAAATGTACCTGGAAGACTCCAACCTCCAGGAAAAGCTCTGGAATAATCGCCCTCATAAGAGTGGAAGGCTTGTGCCTTTGATGGAGTCTCCTGGTTCCCAGCGCCGTAACCAAGGCTCAGACACAGATGCCAAGGATAAGAAGGTAGTATGGCGTAACGACGCCATCCAGGTAATACGTGATGACATACTCAAAGAGCCTACCCTAGTGTCTGGTTCTGTAGGTTCCATTGCTACTGGTTTCCACTACGATGAGCTGATATTTGATGATGTTGTGACCTTCGACAATATCAACACAGAGGCTAAGCGCGAGCGTCTATTCCAGTGGATTTATGACATGGAGTCTGTAATTGACCCCCTGGAATTTGATGAGGACTTATTTGAGTGTTACAAGCAAGCAGACGGCTCCCGAGTTAGACAGGGTAAATTTGCTCCTTGGTGTTGGGTGGGTGACACGGTAACAGTAGTAGGCACTCGCTACGACGCGGAGGACTACTATGGTCATGTTTTAGAAAACAATGAGACTCTAGGCTTTGACTGTTACCAACGCAACATCTACAAAAACGGAACAGACAACACAGAAGGCTACATCTGGCCAGAGCGTATGAACGCTAGCATTGAGTCGCGCTTGCGCGCCTCTATGAATGACAGGCGGTTTGCTTCGCAGTACCTCAACAGCATTATAGCAGATTCAGAGCAAAGCCTTAGCTGGGAGCAAATTAACTTTATCAACCCCCAATGCATTGTCTGCAACAGAGCCAACATTGCAGCCATCAGCAGAGGACCAGAGGAGACCAAAGAGATTCGTCTGCGTGTCGCCATTGACCCTGCTGCTACTGCTAACCAGAGCAGTGACTACACGTGTATTGTTGTGGGTGGAGTTGATGACCAGAATAACTTTTATGTCGTGGATATGTATCTGGGTAAAGAACCCTTCAGCACCTGGTTACAGAAAATGTACCAACTTCTAGATAAGTGGAGGTTGTCTGCTGTCACCATTGAAAGCGTAGGATTCCAAAAACAGTTGATTGAGAGTATCCGTGACCGGTTCTCTACGAACCGCCCCATTCAAATAAGAGAATACGGCGCTTCCCAGGAACACAAGCAGGACAGAATTGAGGCTACTCTTCAACCTTTGTTTTCCTCAGGCAAGTGTTTCATGAACCAAAACATATCCAAAATCCCTGGTTTGCGAGACCAGTTCAACTTGTTTGGGCGTCCTTCTGTGAAGGATGATGCTCCTGATGCTATGGCAATGCTTAAGGAAATTAGTACGCCCTTAGGTAAGCAAGTCCAACCATTTAACCCTAGAAAGAAAATGCTAAACTCCCGCTACGGAGGCTATATATAAACCATGAGTGATACCAGAACCTTTCTCGGTGAAGAAGTAGAAGCAACAGAAACAAGAAGCCCTGAGGAGATGGCTAGCTCCCGCAAAGCTAATGATGCGGTTGTCTCGGAGGTAAAGAACCTGAAGAGACAGTATGGTGACATCCGGCAAGAAAGGGAAAACAAATGGTTGGAAGCCTGGGCGCAATATTTTGGCACGCCTGAGGCTCAACAGTATTTGCGGTCACGAGCCTTCCACACTGTTGGAGAAGTGCAAACGGATTGGCGGCACAGAATCCCCACCGGAAAGGCTCACGAAATGGTAGAGTCTGTCACCTCCTTCCTCATGGGTGCGTTTTTCCCTAACGAAAACTGGTTTGATGTTGAGGCTAACGAACCACTGGGCTTCGAGGGGCAAGACTACCGGCGCTACCTCCGGCTAATCCGTAATTTTACTCGGAAGAAGCTTAAGGATGCTAACTTTGAAGACTACATGGAGAACTTTACCAGGCAGGCAGTAACAGTGGGAACCTCTGTTTTAGCTATGCCTTGGCGTCTGGACAATGGTTACTTTCCTAAAAACGAGAAGACTGAGGAAGGCGTCACCATTGAGAAAGGAGAGAGTCAAATGTCTTACAATGGCTTCAACTTTGAGGTCATTGACATTTTTGACTTTTTCATCGAACCCAATGCTGACATGCCTAACGAGGGCAATGTCATCCGACGGTTCGAGAAAACAAGGGGAGAACTAGTTCGCCTGGTGGAATCAGGCATTTATGACAAGACTACTGTTAAGTCAGTTAAAGACCTTACACCTAGCTACCACGCCAACCGCTCCGATTCCTTCAAAGATGAGAAATCTGAGTTTGAAGGCTTACAGCCCGACCTCAATAACCCCAGCGACCTCATCGAGGTCCTAGAGTTTTGGGGCGACATTGTGGTTGATGGCGTAGAGTACAGCAATGTGGTAGTAACGGTTGCTGGGGACGAACTACTTGGTCTCGAAAAGAATCCTTTTTGGGCAGGAAAACCTTTTGTTGTTGGAACATATATACCCGTAGTTAACTCTCCTTATGGTCTAGGGCTACTAGACCCTGTTTTGGGCGACTTACACGCCCGCATGATGACTAGGAACCAACGCCTAGACATCACCGAATTTTCTATAAACCCAATGTTCGAGGCAGTAAATGATGGAACGCTGGACTTTTCACAACTATATTCAGAGCCTGGAAGAGTTGTACCTGTCACAGAAACAGGGAGCATTCAGCAAATTAATAGCGTGGCTGATGTTTCAACTTCTGTTCAGGAAGAACAGCTCATGGAGCAAAGCATTGAAAAGAGTACAGGAACTGGAGCTTACATTGGTAGCGGCGCGACTCGGAATGCTGAACGAGTCACCGCCCAAGAAATCGAAGCTACCAGAGCCGCCGGAGGAAACCGACTTAATGGAATTCACCGGCACATTGAAAGAACCGCTCTCTTCTTAATTCTGAAAAAGTGTTTTAGGTCTATCCAGCAATTTGTAACAGAAGACGAGACTATGCCCTTAGCCAGGGAAGAAGACCCTGACACCATTGAGTTTATCAATGTTGGACCGGAAGAATTGAACAAGAATCTGCACCTCAAACCTCGGGGTGCAGACTACATCGCTGATGAAGAGTTTGAACTGAAGCAGCGTATTGACTTCATCAATACTGCTGCGCAGGTACAACCCATGGCGGAGCAACTCAACTGGAGTGAAATAGCTAAGGATTTAGCCAGGCGTTTTCTCCGAGATGACTGGGAAAAGTACATTAACCCACAGCAAGGCGGTCAAGGCGCTGCGCAACAACTTATGGGCGGTGAGGCTCAGCAACCCCCAGAAGGGGCACAGCAGCCCCAACAGCAACCGCAGGAACCCCAAAGTGAAGTGGATGCTATCCGACAAGCTGCCAAGTCCTTTGCTGGTCCGCCAGGGGAGCAAGCTGTGGAATCAGCAATGAGGAGTGGTCAAGGGCAAGAGAAGATGGAACAGTTAGGAAATGCGTTGCAAAGTGACAGGGAAAACAAATAAATGAATCCGGAAGAAAGTCAGACTCAACCACTAGTAAACCAACAACCTGAGGCTCCCGTTGAAGAGCAAGCCCAGGAAACTCAGCAGGCTCAACCTGAAGCTCCATCTAAAGATGAGCAAATTCAGAATTTAGAGCAGCGTCTGGGCTACACCACTGAACAGCTCGGGCAACAGCCTCAACCTCAGGAACCGCAACAACAGTCTCAGCAAGAGCAGCAACAGTACCAATATCTGGATAGCCAGATGGAGAATGCTCTCAATGAGTACATGCAATCTAAGTTCGGTGTTTCCCCTGATGAGTTTAATCAGCGGTTTAGTGAGCTGCAACAGTTTAGGCAACAGCAGCTCATTCAACAACAACAGGGTGAGCTTCAAAAAGAATGGGGCAACCAGTTCGATGAGAGGCTCAACCTTGTAAAAGAATACTTCAATAATAACCTAACCCCAGAGCAGCAGAGCGCATTAGACAATGCGGATGGCGCTAAGCTTATCTGGGCAAAAATTCAGCAGGAGCAGTCAGCCAACCAACCTAACGTGCCTAATTATCAACAGCAATCCTCTAACCAAACCCCTATGCAGCGTGTGAATAACGCTTCTACTCCTAACTACATGTTTACTCGTAGTCAAATTGACAGCATGTCTACACAGGAGTACCAGAAAAACATCAAAGACATTGAATATGCCTTTGTTAATGGACTCGTCAGCGACTGAAAACTTACCAACACTAAGGAGATTTAACTAAATGGTATACTCTGGAGGCTACGCTCCTAACGGAAGCGCTCTAACTACTTCCCAGGCACAATCGTTCATTCCCGAATTGTGGATGCGGGAAATCAAGCGTTATCTACAGGATAACCTGGTTATGTCCCGCTATACCCGTAATGTCCCGTTCGGAGGACAAGCGGGAGACACTATCCGCATGCCGGAACTAGACCGCTTGGGCGTTAATGCCAAGCTGCCTGGCACTCCGGTCTCCTTCCAAAGCAGGAAGGAAAACGAATACACCATGACGATTGACCAATATAAAGAAAGTTCAATCGCCGTGGAAGACATCACGCAGATTCAGTCCCACACTGATATGCGTCAGCTTTACACCCAAGAAGCTGCGCGCGCGCTGGCGCGAGACATGGATGACTTTCTACTAGGAATGCGTGCTGCTATTGTCGGTGAGAATCCCTCGGAGCACCACATCACTAGCACTAACCCAATCCAGTACTCGGACATTCTAGAAGGGTGGGAAATCCTCAATGAGAACCGCGTACCTAAGGAAGGGCGTGTTTTGGTGGTCTCACCGCAGCAAGAAGCATCCATGCTCACTGCTGGCAACATCGGCGACCCCCTCATCAATGCTGATGCTACTGGTGGAATCAACAGCATTGGCTCCGGTGTGGTCGGTCGCATTCTAGGCATGCCAGTGGTTATGACCACTGCCCTCCAGAAAAACACTGCAGATGGCTTCAGCAATGGAGCAGACGGAACTACTGGGCCTACTCCTGGTTACAACAGCAGCGCTATGTATTATCCTACTCAGGATAGCGCCACTGGACTAGACACCAACGCAGATGGGCTTTACTCAGCAGTAATTCTACACCAAGACTACTGCAACGTTGCTACCCAGAAAGAGCCTAGTGTTGATGCTCAGTGGTCCACGGATTACCAGGAATGGCACGTGGTCCAAACCCAAATCTACGGAGTGAAGCTCTATCGACCCAACCACGCTGTGGTCATCAGTACTAAGGACGACTAATAATGGCTCAATCTACCAGGTCTAAGTTAGACATTGCAAACGAAATGCTCATAAATGTCAATGAGAGACCTCGTACCACATTGAGCGGAGCCATCGGAGACCGAATCAATTCGGCTCTCCGACAGGCTATTACCGATATTAACACACTCAATGACTGGTCGTGGTTACGGGAAACCAACACGGCCAACAAGTGGGTAAATGAAGAAGCTCAATTGCCTGTGTTTCAACGTATACTCGCAGTCAAATGGCGAGAACAGAAGAACAGGCGACGCCATCCTCTCAAGTTCCTCTCCCATGATGTTTTTGATGAGCAACCCAAGACTGCTTACAACTCTTCTCAACCCCAGAGACCCAGGTTCTACACTGTTTTAGGTGACTACAAAATTGCTGTTACTCCCTACCCAACAGACACAACCGAGCAAGCCCGAGTCGAGTTTGATTTCATCACCTTTGTCGATGTTCCTGACAAAGAAAGCGGAAAGTTCAGCATTCCAGAGGAGTACCTAGACTTACTACTGCACCGTGCTACCGCGGTGTTTGCACTTACCCACCTCAGTGATTACCAACTGGCTGGCACTTTCAACCAAGGCTATGAGTCTCTCGCGCAGAGGATGAGGGACAAAGACCGGGGAATCCCTGCTGGTGGCATAAACCTATTCAGACCAGTCCACGGCAACAAGTAAAATGGTTCAAGGTATAGACAGAGGAAGAGGTCAGAGCGGCGGTCAATCAGAAGGAAAAGGCACAGTACTGCAATCTTCAAGCATGGGAGGACTAAACGTCATGTCTTCCCAGCTTTCTATTCCGTTGGAAGACAGCCCCAGTATGCGCAATACTAAGGTTAACCAGCGGGGCAACGTACAAACCCGAGAAGGGACTAGCATAGCTGGGGAAATAACAGACGATACGTATGGGTTATCTGGAACCAAGCTAGTTCCGATTAAGCTCCGTAACTTGGAACCCCTTGTTTTGGTGAAAACAGGGCTGGATATTATTATTTCTACCATTACAGAGTTAGGAGAAAACACTGCCCGAGATTACTACACTACTAATGAACGGGTTAAGTTTCCCAATGTTTTCTCAGAAAGAGCGCGTTACGTAAAGCCAGACTACACGTATACTTCTGAATTAAACCCGCGCGTTATATTTACCTCGGGCGTAAATCCACCTATCCAAGTCACCTTTGTTCAATCTACTGTCTTAGATAATCAAACTAGTACAGGAGACTACGATGGGGACGGCAGCAATGAATTGCGCTTGCCCTTTGAAAACACTGACCTTTATAACGCTAACACAAGTAATATTGTCCTTTACAACAATGGCACAGACATAACGGACGAGATTAGTCAAACTAGCTATTCTGGTGGAACACTGAATGTTGACATCAACAACACTAACAGGGAAGGGGAGTTTATTGTAACCTTCATTTCCTGGCAATGGTGGGCAGAGTCAGTAGGAGTACTCGGTAAAAGAGTTTATGGGCGTTCCACCCGGCTTAACACTGACCCGGTAGATAGATTTCTAGCTAACCCTACAGATATTCTCTTGGGTTTACGTTTAGTTAGTGATGAAGAGGATGGGCGCTATCCGCTTAAAATTACTCCTACTAATGACTATGCCGACAGAAACAGTTTTACTTTCACTCAAGGTCCCAGTAATGCCAGTGAGTACGCATTCACAAACACAGCGGCTTTTATTGACCCTGGTGATGCTGCTTATTCAGGCCTAACCTACACAGCCTTTGGTGATACTAAGGGTACTTCTGACCCTACTCCCGTGCATTTCCACCGTGGTTTAGGAGTGTTCTTCAATGGCGCGCGCGGTATTACAGGAAATAACCTTTCTGTTAGAGTAGGAGACGCAAGTTTTAGTCAAAACACTGACCCCAACAACTCGTCTGAAAACACCTACTACCTGTACTCCGGTGGCAATGCTTGGATAAATGGGCCGCTTACAGACAGCTCTACTCGAGGGGAGTACATAGATTTCACCTCTGAATCCAAGATGGGGGTAGCATTTGACTCTCGGGTTATTGCTACTAATGTTGATACTTCTTTTGTAGGTTCTTCTGCCTCTTCTTCTGAGGATACCTTCGGAGAAGGCACCTACATCCCTGTTTTTGGACTCTGGGAGTTCTGTGACTACCAAGAGGGCAGTTTCCCCCGCACTATTTCTGCTGTCCAAGGAAGGCTAGTTTTGGGCGGCACACCAAAGTTGCCCCTGCAAACTGCTGTGTCGGAAGTGTTTGACACTTTTGAGCCAGGCAGAAACTTTGCTGACTTCCAGACTCGTTTAAATGCAGAGACAGATGCAGAGCCGTTTGGGTTCAACATATCAGCAGATATCAATGACTCCATTCGTGCCATAGAGGAGCTAAACGACAGTCTTTTCGTATTCACTCAAGAGCCTGTAAGTAGAGTTTTGAGTGAATACG